ATCGGTGAGGGATTGTCGAACCGCAGGGCGATCTGCATCGCGTCGCTGTAGGTGCCCATGTCCTCCGAGTAGGGCGAGCCCTTGTGTGCCTTCCACTGGTAAGTCATCCCCAGCTTGAGCAGTCGCTCATCGAGCCGGAAGCTGTCCTCGTCCTGCAGAAACCGATCGCCGTAGCCGCCGCTGGCGAGCTTGACGCAGTTGCGATCGAGATAGACGAACCGCGCGGCAATCGGCGGCACGCCACCCAGCGCAGGAAAGATGTGCAGGTGATCGCCCAGCAGGGTCCACTCGCCGCGCGCATCATTGTCACCGGCCGCGCGCCGCTGCATCCATGTGTCGGTGTCGGGGATGAACGCCAGCGGCGTGTGATTGCTGATGGACGACCAGACGTTCGATGTCGGCAGCAGTCGCTTGAAGTTCTGCGGTAGCTCCCACGCTGTCGTGACGCCGTCGCCAATGAACTCCGTCTCGGTCTTCATCCGCGTCCAATCGCGGTTGTCGTAGGCGATGCGCTGCGCCATCTCGTTGGCGAGCGTGACCATTTCCTGCATGGTGCGGTTGGCGGTGATGTTGCCGAACACGGTGTTCGGGACAACAACGCCAACAACCGCACAGACATCCTTCACCACCTGCAGGATCGTCATCAGGCTGCCTTGTTGGGCCGCGCGTCCATTGCCATCCGCACCAAGGTCTTGCGATTGAGCGCACCCACGGGCGCGCTCCCGGCATGCGTCGTGATGTAGGCGCGGATTTGCTCTTCGGTCATGTCCTTGAACGGACCCTCGCCGCCGGTTCGCTTCAGCGCCTCGTTGTCCTCTTCCAGCACCGCATTGCGCGCCCGCAGCGCCTCAAGCTCGGCGGCAAGCTGCGTGTTCGGTGCGTTGCTCGCGCTCTCAGCGATGTACTCAGCCGAACGGTTTTTCCACTCGCGCGCGCCTTGACCAAGGTTCTTCAGTTCCTGTCCATCAACCGCCGCCAGTTGCTCGACGGTGTAGACGTTCTGCGCTCGCAAGGTGGCGCGCTGGCCTTCGGTGAGGAACGGCGCGTGTTCGAGCGGCGTGCCGCTCTTGGTCTGCTGCTGCATCGCCTTGAACTGCCGGTACTGCTGCGCGAACCGCTCGGCGTAGGTGATCTGGCGCTGCTCACCGGTATCTGGATCGATGAGCCAAACGCCGCAAAGCTCGGTCGCCGGGTGCGGCGTGAAATCGCGCGAGCCGGGCTTGCGGATTTCGATCACCTCGACATCGTCGTAGATCGGGCGGCCGACTTCCGCGCTCTTCAGTTCATTTTTGAGTGGGAAATTGCGGAACGTCGCCACAAGGACGGCGTCGAGATCGCGTGACTGTGTCTGCATGGCTTACCTTTGTTTCACGGGAAACTTTTGGTGGAGCCGCCACCCGGCAGGCTCGCGACCGAACGGGTGGCGGCTCCGTGCATCAAGGAGAGAGCGAACGGATGGGGGGCAGCACCCTCCCTGATTACGCTTAATCATCCTGAGTTTAGATCAGGACGCTGGCACGCTGTCGTAGAACCTCCAGTTAAACATCGGATTTGTTTGCGTGAGTTCGCCCATCCACCCGATGAACTGCGCTATGCAGTCCTTGTCAATTGGCTGCATTCCATCGCCATCGAACAACTTGTCGAAGTTGCGCGATGGGTGATAGCGGATGCGGAAGGTGTCGGTGTTCAGGCCGAACGTGGTGTTCGCCGGCATGTTCGAGCCGATGCCGCCGTCCAGCACGATCTCCGCACGCTTGCCGCCGCCGATATATTCGAGCGCGGAGAAGCCCAGCTTGCCGAGAGACGTTTCGTTTTGCTGGCGCTGGATCGCGAGAGTGGCTGCATCGTACGCGGCATAATGCTCGGGCGACATGATCAGCAGATCGGCGTAATCGCGGCCGCGCGACTGCTTGGTCATGATGTTGTTGAGCATCGGGCGGATCGTGTCTTTGTTGACTTGCGTCGAACCCGCCATGAATGAGTGTGCGTCGAAAGTTTTCGTCTGCCAGATGGTGGCAGTCGCACGATCGATGCCGCCGTAGACACCGCTGGTGGTCACGATCGGCACCGCCGTCGCCAAGCCGGTGAGTCGCTTGCCGCCGTTCGCAGTGCCGTCGCCGTAGAGCGCGGCATCCATAGTATCTTCCAGTGCGCGCTCGGCAGCGGCCATATAACTGTCGAGAACGTCCATTAGTTGATTGTCACCTTGGTTATTAAGTATCTCCTGATAGCTTAAAACCACTGGCACGACGACCATTTTAGGCTCGAAAAATGCGTCGTTAAACAAATCGATCGCTGGATTTAATAGCTGATCGTAGCCACTATACCATTGAGCGACCTGTTTTGCGATTTGCAAAGTCTGCCGGATGCGCGGCCCCGAATAAGTCTGCCAACCTCCCTTGCGTTTTGTCACCGCAAGCAAGGCGTTGTTGTTCGAGACCAAGTCTTCGTAACTCGATGATCTCTCTTCGAGTGCCATCGAGAGGATTTGCTGGTAGTGGGCATTGGTGGTGACGTTTGGCATGAGACCGCTCCAAAATTGGGTTCAAAGGCTCAGAGCGAATTGCTTGCGCGCTTCATCGCGTTGGCAATCGCGTCACGGCGGCTGACAGGCTTGTCCGGTCTGCGTCCCGTCCCGTTTGAGGGGCCTGCGGGTGCGCCGGAAATCGATCTGCCAGTAGGTCGGGTCTGAGCCGATGGGGTGCGGGTCTGAGCCGCGTGGGTTGCCGGGCGGAGCATCTCCGCGCGGCGGTAGGCTTGATCGAGATTGAAACCGAGTTTGATTTCCTGCTCGATCAGGGGACCAAGTTCGTCAAAGCGGGGGTGAGCGTCGGCGTACCGATCAAGCTGCGACCGCGTGTGAGCGAACTGACGCTCATAGTGCATCCGTTGCATGCCGGTTGCAAGCTGATTGACCATCTGGTGCAACTGGCCAATCTGCTGGCTCTGCGCCGTCTGATGGTTCTGGTTCTGCGTCAGCTTGCGCTGGTCGGGCGTCTGATTGAGATAGGCCCAGCAGATGTCCGCGAAGGTCAGGCGCGGCCCGTTGGGGTCGCCATCCGGCCGTAAATTCAAGTTGTAGGTGATGGTGTCGAACCCGGCGAACGGGTCTTGCCGCAGCTTCCCTTCCATCGAGGTGTAGGCGGTGAGCGCGCGCTCCAGCGTCGTCCCCTGCTGCGCCGCCATGTCGGCGAAATGGCGGATCGTGTTGAAGGTCTCGACATCGGGGCGGTACCGCTCGTAGGCCCGCTGGAACTCGGTCTGCATGCGATGCACTTCGCCGCGCACGCTCTCAGGCGTGGCCGCCCATTCGCTTTTGGCGCGCTCGTGCAGTCGCTGCGGCGGGTGCTGGTACGGCGTGCCATCGGGCAATTGTGGGTGCTGGCGGGCCGGTTGCTGGGCGGGGGTGACACCGTGCTGCACAGGGGGTGCTACGGTGTCACCCTTCTGCTCGCGCGGCGCGAAGTGGCCATGCTCACCACGCTGCGGTTGATCGCTTGGCGGCCGTCGCAGGTTGATTGCGGGCTTCTCGCGGTCGATCTCTTCGGGCGGGTTGTTGTCCCCGATCTTCGCCTTGCGCGGCTCGACCTTCGGGCGGCTCGCTTCGGCGCGCTCGAACGCCCGCTGTATCCCCTCGCGACGGCTCACAGGGGGTTTGCGCTCGGTCTCGCCTTCGGGCTTGGGCGGCGCCTGATTGCCGATCGGTGCAGGCGCGTTGACCGGGTTCGGATTGACCGGCACCTCATTCACGGGTGCGGGTGCGGGCGGTGCAGTGTCGGGTGCAATAGCTACGTCTGACATGGGCGCGTCCTTACTGCCGCGCGTGGCGCGGCGTGTTGGTTGGACGAGCCTGCTAAAACCGCGACCGGACCCCCGTCTGTCGCGCCGTTAATTATCGTGGCCGGTGACCGGCCTTGTACTTCTCCACTGCGGTGTGCAGCGCCTGCTGGCGCGCTGCCTTCATGCCGCGATCGTCAGTCGATCGCGTCTTCGGCTTGAGCTTCTCGGTGCCAATCTCAATCAGCCCGTGCGCGCGGCCGACTGCGCGAAACTGGCGCTTGCTCTCGTAGAACTTTCCGTCCACCTGCTCGGTTGGCGGCATCGTATCCGAGATCACCATCGGGCACGGCAGCGCAGATCGCGCCACC